GAAGCATCAAATCTCATCACTTTGGAACCAGGATAAACCTTATCCATCGCTGCTTGGACTTGCTGCTTATTGGGTTGCTTAAGTTCAGGGAAGAATAACTTCATCATCATATACTTCCCTCTCCAGAGGAATGATACGAGATATACTTTGCCCGTTTCTGATGGAATCCTTTCAATACCCTCACCGAGAGTCAGTCTCTCAAGGATTCTATCTTTTTCAGATTTAGTTTCCTCATTCTTGGGAACACAGTTGGGGACCATCTTGCCACCCTTTTTCTTCATACCAACTTGCTTGTGGGTATCCCAGCAAGGATCTCCGTCTGCCTTTCCTTCGGAGGTTAATTCAACTTCTTCTTTCTTGGTCTTCTTCTTTTTGACACAGTTTGGATATCTCTTTCCAAACATTGTCTTCATGCCTTTCTTCTCATATCCATCCCAACAATCCTCAACAACTTCAACCTCAATACCATTGGCTTCCATTGCCTTGATCTGTGCTTCAGAGAATTCAGGCAGTGCCAGGAACTCCTCTTTCTTGGTAGAGTTGCCCCAGTTCTTTGCTCCCTTCTTACGGCACTTTACGAGAGCACCCGAAGCATAAGCAGATGGCCATACAGAATAGCGGGACTTGACTTTATGGTAGCAGGCATCTTTCTTACCTGAACCCTTACCCTTCTTATCCGCTGCTTCGTTGACTTCTACTTCTTCCTTTTTCATTTTCTTCTTGGGATCAGTGGAAACATAGGTTGGTTTGGCAGCACCAGTCTTTGATTGCTGTCCTGGATCTGCTTTCTTTTTTCTTCTTTGGGCAGATAGTCTCTCTGCCTTTGTCATAGATGCTCTCTTCGCAGAGGAAACGCACTTGGGTGTTCCTTCACCAGGTTTGTCACTAGCACAAGTTCCACCAGTAACAACGTTGACCCAACCACCTTTACCATCTTTTGATTTGGATTTACCAAACCAATCTCTCAGTCCCTCTTCGTTAATCATTCCATCAATTAAGAGAATCTCTTTTTATTTATCAACCATCAAGTGCTACAGTAAGACCAAGAGACATTCCTGGGAGTGATATCCAAGAAGTACCATTATAGAATTCCATCTTTTTAGATGTTGAATTATAAATCATTGCTCCTTCACTAAATGAACCAGCATCTCTTTGTGCTGTTGTATAGAATGGAGGATAGAAAGCAGTTGTTGCCTTTAAAGTGGCAGCAGTAATAATTCCAGTTGTATTGATAGAGACTGTAGTACCAATTCCAACCGAAGCTTCTTTGCCATCTGGATCTTCAAATTTTATCTCACCTTTATTGTCCTGCTTAATTGTAACTGTGGTTGCTGAACCAATGATTATCTCATCTACACCTGAAATCTTTCTGGCATTTGGATCAAGTGTGATTGATCCAGTTCCAATGGTCAAAATGCCAGTTACTCTGGCATCACCAGTTACAACTAAATCCTCATTATGAAATCCAGTGTCAACACCGACATGTACTTTGGTAGCAGTAACCACACCAACTGCGTTAATGCCACCCGCTAAAACATTAATTCCACTTCTTGCGGTTATGACACCAATCGAATCTAAGTTTTTAATGTCTTCCTTGGTGATTGTGCCACCAACACTCAGATTGCCAGTAAATTGGACATCACCATCAACGTAAAGTGATTTCCCAGTTACGGCAGATGATGTGTTAATTCCAACAGATTTGGTAGTAGAAATACCAATACTATCAGTATGCCAAGTTCCTCCAGCACCAACCCCTCCTCCACTTACTGGGGAGAATACAAATGGTTGAGAGCTATTTGATACATCAATACCCAGATACATTCCATCATAGGCATTTAAGTTAGTTGCTATGCCTACAATATCATCAAGATATCTGAGATTTACTTCACCGCCACCACCCAGGGTTGCGAGTTGAGTGGTGATCCTGTTGATAAAGAGTTTATAATGACTTGATAGGTCATCAAGAGTCGCAAAATTCTGGTCAAGCGGTGTTAGCGCGTCAGTTTGATTTCCTGCAGTTTGTTTTTTGGATGGTGGTTCATTGAGAAGATAACTTTCTTCTAATACTTTTTGATCTTTCTTGATTAACGAGGATATTTCATTTAATTCTTTTAAACCAGTTTTAAGTGAGGATATATCACCTTTGATGGATGAAATATCTTCGTCATAATATTTTACTTCGGGTAGGTTATCAACAGTATCCTTTAGATCAGTAAAAAAGTTAAGAATAGACTCGTCTGCTTTGACACTTTGTTCGTCAATTTTCTCGATCTGTTTTTCGAGAGACTGTTTTAGTTTATTTTGCTCACTGAGAATGGACTTCTTTAACTTTTTATCATCATCCTTGAATGTATTGCGAAGTTCCCATATTCTAATGGAAGCTTCTTTGATCTCTTCATATATTTTATCTTTGGTCTGGTTGAGATTCTCATTGAGGTTCTTTACATCAACTTTAAACTCAAATTCTTTAACTTCAATGGACTCATTAATTACACTGACTTCGCGATCAATCTTTTCTTTGATTAAATCGAGGTGACCTTGAACCTTTCTAAAGTCCTCATCGATGACACCAAAGGTTTTTCCAATCCAAGAAAAGTCTGGAACCTCATTTATTTCATTAACCCACTTTGGAAAGGTGGGAATATCCTGATTTACTTGCTCAATTCTGTGTTTTAAAGACTTTAAGTCCTCTTCATAGTATCTTACCTCTGGAAGATTATTGATTTCTTCCTTAATATCGGTAATTTTGTCATAAATTAGGTTAATATCGTGGTCATAGTACTTGACCGTAGGAATTTTCGACTCAATTTCAGATAATTTACCTTCAAATTCTTCATTTTGTACATTTAAGACATCAATTTTGTCACTTTTTGCATAATCTTTTTGAATTTGTGAGATTTTCTCACTTATTTCACACAATTCAGTGTCATAATATTTAATTTCAGGTATATCAGGTATATCTTTTCTTACATCATTAACCAGACGCACCAATTCTGCCCACTCTGGTGCTTTTACAACGTCTATTACTTCCAGAAATGACTCACCATCAGCATTTTCTATGGTTTGAGTCTCTTCTTCAAGAGTATTTTGATTTGATTCGGCAATATATTCTTCTACTGAAGGGAGTTCTTCCTTCTTTTCCAAGAAATCTTTGTATGATGGAAGATTACTATCTCCCAATATATCATTTATAGATGGCAACTCGTCTTTTGACATTTTATGAGTAAATAATACTTTGGGATTTCTCTCCCTGTGTATTATTTATCTTGTTGAGCTTGCTTCAGCATTTTCTGTAAATCAGCAGTCGATCCAACAAATAATGCATTGTTGACTGTGGTTGGTCCTTTTTGCTCCTTCTCTTCATTGACATCCTTCAGTTTCTTCTGAAGATCCATCAATTTGTCAGTGGCATCAGAGACATTTTTAATAAGTTGACCAGCAACCTCATATGCTCTTGGCATTTCACTTTCTTGAGCAAGTTCAAGAATGCCATTTATTGCCTCTTGACCTTTTTCGATGATCGAATATAGATTACCCCTCGTATATTCGTAGTCTTTACGAATATCTTCGGAGGAAGATTTAATTTGTTCGATTTTACCATCGACTTTTTCTTTTGTGATTTCTGTTGCCTCTACATCAAAGGCTTCGTCTAACTTGTCATACTTTTTTGTCATAATAGTCATTAGATAAATCCACCATCGAATCCGAAGTTATCGCCTACGTCAATGAATGGAGTATCATCAACAGTAATACCATGTACCGCTGCCCCAGAGACGTGTGCTTGTAACGCAGTCTGATCTTTTGCTCTATCGACAGTAATCTTGTTACCACTGACTTTTCTGACATACATCAGTTCTTCATCAATGTAGATATCAGTTTCTGCTGTAATCTTGGTTCCGTCAGCAACAGTGATTACGGTGTCCTCATCAGTGATATCTTCTGCCAGGTTGGTAACAACAACACCGTCATAATCTTTAAGTGCTCTGGGTACAACTTTGTAGTTGACATCTCTTTCATAAGATACAGAGGAACCTTTGACAATGGATCTAGAACCACCAACATATCCAATGTTAACCTTATTGATGATACTAGAGGAAACATCCTTGACAGGACCATACATGTAGATTTTGGCAGTAAATCTAAATGTATAGACTAGTGCTCGTCTTGTATCGAAATTACCCTCATAATCGTCCTCCATTGAAATATTGTCTAGGACAACAGGGACGTTCATTACTTCATTTACACATCCAAGAATTTTGATGGGGATTGTAAAGGATGGTGCGAAATATGGAAGTACTTGTTCAGTAATTTGAAGCATATCATCATTGAGTTTTGTCATTGCTGACAACTCAAAGATCATATTATATGGGACGGGCATGTATGCCCTTTTAATTTGTGATCCATCTTCGCAAGTTGCTACAAAACTTTGAGTTTTAGATACCTTTCTTTCTGGATCATAAACGAGATCGATAAATTCAAATGACATCCTAGGAAGTGTCATCTGAACAGGAGTGTTGAGTTTTGGAGTTTGTTCTAGTCTTGCTAAAAACTTCTGTGTTGGTCCATAAGCAAGAGGAACTTTGATGACACTCCAAGTATCATCGTTATCATCTTTGTGTTTTATCTGTATGTCGTTAAATAACGATCCAAACGCGATGATGGTGGATCTTAAGATCTCGTTATAAAAATATTCAAACATGATCCCCAATCGTATATGAATATACTACTATTTAACCTTATTAAATGTTAAGGCATTCCGAATGGGTTTCTAGTTGTAAAGTCAATAATCGCATCTGCCTGTGTTTCGATGTTATCATTATCGGCAAATGCGGTCACCTCATCGTATATTCCGACTCTACTAATAACTCCTACTGCTCCTGATTCAGATCCAGTGATTGATTCTCCAGGGACAAAATCTTTATCTACGATAGCGATCTCAAGTGTATTTGCTACCGCATCGTATTCTTTAACTCTTGCTGTTGCTCCTGATGTTCCACCTGTTACAATTTCATTGAATACAAACGAACCACTTGAAGTCGTAACACCAACATAAGAGGGTGCCTCAATCACAACATCAGGTGTAAGAACATACTTAGCACCAGAGTTAGACAGGATAACAGAAGTAACAAACCCTGATACATTAACACTGGTGATACCAGTTGCCCTTACCACACCATCAACCTCTGTGGAGTAATTCTTCTCTGAAAAATCATTACTGATGATAACAGTGGGGGCAACTGTATACCCACTACCAGCATTTGTGATAGTTATTCCAGTTACAATACCACAATTTTGAATACCAACTTCAACGGTTCTTGTAGTGGTGGCAATACCCGTTGTAGCGTTGTTTACAACTATGAGAGACGAACCAATACTTGTTACAAAGGTCTCTCTTGGAATAATTTCAACCGATGGTTGTGGATGATAACCACTCAATAGACGAACTCTATCACCCACAATCATGTTAGTTGTAGTGATACCAGTAATAACAGTAGAACCTATGCCAATTGTTCCCGATGTCTTGATGGAATCAAATCTAATTGTAGAGATACCAGTAGCAGTGGTGCCAATCCCTGGTGCGCTAAATGTGACAGTGGGTGCCTGTTTGTAGAAAACACCACCAGTTGTGCCATGTGGGAACAAATAAGTAGCAACACCAACACTGATAGTGGCAGCGATGACACTAGATCCTGATCCAACTGGGTGGTCAATAGTCGCTGTTGCGGCAGCACCAACGTGTTTGGGTGTAGAGATACCAACGATAGGAGCGGAAAGGTATCCACCACCGCTATCACCAATGGAGATAGATTGTACAGACGTGGTGGGAACAAGAAGAGAAGTTCCTGCTGCTCCGCTTCCTTTAGAACTGTGGAATGTAACTAAGGGTGCCTCTGTATATCCACATCCTGCATTAGTAAGATTGATAGATATGACTCTACCTGTTTGCCCATCACACCCAATATAATCAAAAGACAACGATGCGAATCCGACCGCAGTGGTTCCACCATCAGGGGCAGATGAGAATGCTACACGGGGCGGTTCAATATAACCCTTACCCATGTTAGATAGAATAACTTGTCCAACTGAACCGCCATCACACATATTAGCGGTTGCTGTTGCTTGTGATCCTGCACCGACTGCTAGGAGTCGAAGTGTGGTGATGTGACCAATTTGTTCAATCTCATCATCGATAGTCTCAACACCAGTGTCAATGACTTCATCTTCGTATCTGAACAGTTCACATCTCAACTGGTAAACGTAGTTCTTTTGAAGTTGATAAAATGGTTGTTCGTGCTCTACATATTTGATTTCAAAGAGTCGTTCACCCAGTGGGAAGTAAATCAAATCCCCTTCTTTAGGTCTGGTTGCCAACTCAATGTT